GTCACGACGTGGCCTCGTCCCACAGCCACGTTTCCGGGTTCCATGTGCGACCGCTCGGCGTCACGGTCTCCAGGCCGGGCGGCTCGGGCGTGACGGTGAGGCGCCAGTGACCAGAGACGCCAGCAATCAGGGTCGCTTGGAGCACGAAGCATCCGACACACACCATGTCGCCATAGAGCGACTCGCCGTTGATGCTCCCTCCGCGCATGACAAGGTTCCATAACGGCGACGGTGTGGACCATTCGCTGTTCTCGCCGCCGCATCGGTGGCACTCCGGGTCCAAGCGCACCTGGCTCATGCCGGACCGCCCTCGGCCTCGGCGGTGGCGGCGGCGCGCATCAGCTTGTCCGCCAGCTTCCAAGCCTGCTTCGGGGTCAGCCTGAGCTGCACGCCCGCGTACCCCGCCTCAAGGATGTCCAACCAAATGTGCGGCTTAGCGCCAATGACAAGGACCTTAATCTTGTCACCGTGTGTGATCTTCATGCTGGCCTTCCTGCCATCAGGTCTGCCCTACTGTTGAAAAACTGTGAGGTTTCCGGTCGGGCGTACAGCTCGACATACGTTCGCCCGGATGCGTCCCCGGGACCGAACCTGTTCTTGACCGCGGCCACCTTCAGCACCTGGCCGTCGAAGGCCAGGGACAGGATCAGCTTGGGAAGGTGGGACACCTTGCCTTGCAGCTTGGTACGCGGTGGCGGGTACGCCGAAGGGTCCTTCACGTCCTCGCCCATGTGTGCGCATACCAGAACCGCAGCCCTGGTGATACGGGTAAGCCGGTGGATCACCCGCGCGTGGTCGCGGTGGGAACTCCACTCGTCTTCCTTCTCACCGACAAGGTTGAGCAGGTTGTCGATCACGATGATCTCGGGGAACCTGCCGAACGCCTCCGCGTAGGCGGCAACCTCCATCTCAAGGTCGTGGTAGGACGGTGAGTCCTCGAACACGAACCGGATGGGGAGCCGCTTCAGCTCTTCGGCATAGTCGCCGATGTTGGCCCGGACCTTCTGCATCGTGTCGCCGGTCTGCATCGCCGCGGCCCGCTCGATCATCTCGAAGTCCTCGGAGTCCGCAGAGAAGTAGAGCGTGGGCTTGTTGAGCCGGCCCACCCAGTACAAGGCAAGCCCCGTCTTCATGGCACCAGGAACCCCGGCGAGGAATGTGACGGTGCCTTCACGCAGGCGGATGCCAGCGTTCTCGAGGGGCCAGAAGATTCCGGGCAAGAAGGTGCCCGTCTCTGCTGGCCGCTTGGCGGCGTGGGCGAGGGTTCTCATGGCTCAGAAAGGCGCTTCCACGAGGTTGACCTTGCGGAAAGACCTGCTCGTGAATTGATCGTCGCGGTGGAACCACGCGAGAACCTGCCACGAGAAGTAGCCGTGCGTCCCGACGAGGTACCTAGCGCGAGGCTCGGGGCCGGACAGCGACTCCACGATCTCGCCAGGCTCGAACGTCACCACGGGCGGTTCGATCTTCTCCACGGAGACGCCCTCGCTTTCGAGGTCGTGGTACTGGCCGTCGTCGGTCACGGCGAAACGTCGGTCCCCGCCCGCCCTTATCGTCCCCTCTAGTGCGACCGTGATACGTACCCGGTCGCCGTCCTTGGGCACGTACTTGCTCATCAGCTACCCGGCTTGAGCGCGGTGTGATTGTTCGGGTTGCCGTTGTTCCAGCGCCACTCCGGGCACCGCCACACGAGGTTCCCGTTGGTCGTCTTCTTCTGCTCAAGCCGCTTGCCGCACTCTTCGCACACGCGGCCCGAGTGGTCGAGGACCGCGCCGAAGCTGCCGGTCTGAAGCACGGCCGCCTGCGTGGGTGAGGGCGTGCTGTGCGGCGCGGGATGGGTGTCCCAGCCACCAGGCAGCGGCGCCTGCGTGTCGTACTCGCCGGGCACGGGCTGGGTGACGGGTGCCGCGTTGTAGGTGGCGACGAACGCACTGGCGGCATCCACCGCAACCTGATAGGCGCCCGTGTCGGCGAGGCCCTTCACATGGTCAACGAACTCGGTCGGGTTGTTCGCGCCGATCGTGATCCACGGGACGGCGAAGCCTTCGCCACCTTTGATGGTGAGTTGGATGGGAAAGTCACTCATGCGTTTCTCCTTGATGCGATTGTCACATTGGTTTCCATGAAGTTGTGCAGAATCGGATCATGTAGATACGCTTCCGCACCACCGACTGCGGCACAGGCGCTTGCCACACCGCACCAGTTCTTGCAGCCGTTCGCCGGCTTCGCCATGAAAGACCCGGCGTTGATGCCCAGGACGGCTTCCTCGAAGACGCCGGCCATGTAGTCCGGCGTGTACATGTCCAGGTTGTACGGCTGGGAATGCTCGCCCTTCTGGGCGTCCCAGAAAAACCCCCAGGTGGGGCGCACCCCCCACAATGCCTCGATCGCACAGGCGTACAGGCCGAGCTGTTCGGCCGTCTCCGGCGTCCTGCCGGTCTTGATGTCCACCACGACCAGCTCCCCGACCGGGGTGACCATCACCCTGTCGATGTACGCCTTGACGAAGATGTCTCCGGGGAGGCTGAAGCTGGCCGCGAGTTCAATGGCCGGCACGCGGGGACTGGTGGAGTGACCCTCCACCTCCCAGATCGCCCACTGGTTCGCTTCGCGCCATGCAATCCAACGGTCCACCATCTCGTGCCCATGATCGGCCCACCAGTCGATGTTGCGTTTCCCGCCATACTCGGCGGTGGCCCTGCCGGTGACCGTGTAGTCTTTCGGGTCGAAAGAGGGGGACTGCTCAACGTTCTTGGCGATCTCCTCGTCCCAGCAGGCCGCGAACAGGGCCTTAGTGTTGCGGGTGAGCTCGCCGTAAGTTTCGTAGACGTCGGTCATGGCAGGATCAGCTTGGTGCGGATGAGTCACGTCTTCCTTCCTTTCGCTTCGCTGGCCCTTGGGAGCCGCACCCGACATACGGGGCAGATCCAGACGGGGCGGTTCACGACGGGTTCCCTGGTCCGCAAAGGCTTGACGTCTTCATCGCACCCTGAACACATCATCTCACACCTTCGCTGAGAGTGTCAATATCCTCGCCGTTGAAGTCGGCGAGGTCGATCAGCTCGGTAGCCCGGTGGACCGCATTGCCGCCGATGGCGGCCAGCCCTGGCTTCTGCTCAAGCCGGGCGATCTTGGTGAAGTAGAACTGCTTGCCGCAGAAGCGATACCCGTTGACCGTGGAGTAGGAGAGGTGCGCCGGCTCGTAGCCCTCGACACTGATCTTGCCCATCACGCACCGCCCGTCGTGTCGGCGTCGAGGGCGGCACGGACCTCGGTTGCGACCTCGCGGGCGACCAGGCAACCGGAGCAATCACAGTTTCGTGCGGTGTCCACCAGCGCCGCCTGGACCGCCGCCGTGATCTTGGCCCGCTCGTCGGCACGGGCAGCGGCGATGAGGTCAGTGAGGTACGCCCTGAACGCCTCGATGTCATCCCCGACCCCATACCAAAGCGCCTCTACGTGCGCCTCGACGTCGGGGGACTCGTGGGCGGTCATACCCGGGCCTCGAAAATCCACCAGTCCTCGTACCTGTACGGGTTGCCGTCTCCACCTTCGACCAGTGCCGGATGGTAGGCGAGCGGGGCGACCCCGCCCCACCGCAGTAGGCCCTTCTGCTCTAGGGTAAGATGCTCCATGACCCCTGGGAGGTCGAGGAGCTCATCGGACTGGACCCGAACCCAAACTTCGGGGTCGGCCTGCTGGTTGAGACCTTGGCCCCGAGGCTTCCGGTACAGGTCGATATTCAAGCTGCTCTCCCTTTTTGGCTTCCTGTCGTCAGCCTACCGTGCCCACGCTGCGAATGTCAACCGATGCGCAAAGTAAAACCTTTGGCGTGAACTTGACACTCTCGGCGATGGTAGTGTAACGTTGCCTGTGTGGGAGCACAGAAGTAGTTAAGTAGTTAACAGTAGGTCTTTCTAAAGAAGCGCTTCGCGCTTCTTCTATATAGGAAGCTGGCCTAGGCGGCCCGGGGGCCGCCCTCAGTACCCCGTAAATGGCCCACAATGGGGCCTAGGAGCGACGCGGGGGTCGAAGTGGCACTCTACCCCACCTAGCCACCCCCAGACGCAGAAAAGAAGCCCCCGGCGTTTAGGCCGGGGGCAGTCCTTTTGCGAAGGATCAGTGGTGGAACGAGATGCCGAACAGGAGCAGCGCAATGCCGATGGTGTCGAGGACCACGAGCAGCAGGATCGGGTCACCGTAGCCACCCTCGCCGCGGAAGAACTTGGTGAACTTCATCGGAGTCGACTCGTTGGCGGTGCTGGTTGCACCGGGAAGCGGCGCCTGGGCCGGCCGTGCGGCCACCGGGCTCACCTTGGAGCGGGTCACGCCACCGCCGATGAGGGCCAGGACGGCGCCGACCAGAGCCACGATCGCGGCCTGCTGGTCATTGCTGGTGTGCAGCCCGAACGCAGCCGCCACGCCGATGAGGGCAAGGACGCCTGCGGTGACAAGGGCGGGCTCGCCCTTGAGGGTGTTGACGATGTTGGACATGGGTTTCTCCTACGCTAGCTTTCTGATTGTGAGCTGAATGATTCCCCCGAAGCCGGGGTCGTTCACGGTGGGTGCCGTCTCGCCGGTAAACTCCACCGAGTCGATGAAACACTCCCCGGATTCCCCGGTGCGATGGTCGGTGAAGAAGAACGTGCCGCCCGAAGACTCCATGTCTTCGAGGGCCGACAGCCTGGCCCAAGCCGAACCGAGCCTGCCCGTGGCCCGGGCCGCGCCGCTGCGCTCGGTGTCCACCAGCATCAGCGGGACCTGGATCTGCCTCTGCCTTATGGGCGCCGGCAGGGCGCGCAGCGTGTAGCCGAGCAGGGTGGGACCCTGTGCGAAGTTGGACGGGTTGCGGGCCAGCGTGAACTTGAGTGCGACCGCGTTCGACGGACCCGACTCCCTCAGCCCGACCTGAACCTGACGGGCCCGGCTCACGTCCAGCACGTAAAGGCTGGTCTCCGAGCCGTCCTCACGTACCTTCGAGATGGTGATGGTGCCACCGGCCCCGGTGGCGTTCACCGTGATCGAATGGAACAGCTTCGACTCGAGCGTGTCGAAACGATGGAAGCCCGTGAGGATCGAGCCGGAGGGTTCCTTGTTGACATAGAGCCCGCTGGAGTAGAGGGGGTCCCGGGTGTGCCAGAGCAGCGCATCGGCGGAAGACCAGGAGACCACGCCACGCGGGTGGACTACCGCCCCCGAGTTGACGGGCGTGGCCGGCGTCGGGGTGAGAACGTTCGCGCAGACCCACGCCGGCTGCAAGGTGTCGACGAAGTTACCGAGGTCGAACGAGAACAGGCCGAGCCCGAGCAGCGCATCCTTGCCGACCATCTGCACCGAGGAGCCGGTGCCGGCGATGCCTTTGCTCGTGGAGAAGTCGACGCTGGACACCAGCGGCCCGTAGGTGAGCCCGCCGCCACTGTTGAGGGTGCCGAACCTGGCCCCGTAGCCGGTGGCGATCACGACGAAGCCCAGGTACTCGTGCAGCGAGGCGACCGTCTCGTTTGACGGGAGCTCGCCTACCAGGGTGGGTGCCGCCGGGACAGGAACAGACCCAGAGTTGTTCACGGTGATGGACCAGACGAAGTTCTTGGCGGCCACCAGGATCTCAGCCGCCGTCTCCGTGGCTTTCCAGGTGTCTTCCAAGGAGAAGCCCGTGCCGAAGTCGGGGATGCTGGCGAACGAGCCCGTGGCGGCGTTCACGCTGCCGCCCACGAGGGAAAGCATGTACCAGGCGCCCGTGTTGTCCACGGCCCAAAGCCGCGACTTGAAGTACCAGACGCCCACGAAGCGGTTGCCGGCGTCGGTCAGCGTCCACAGCACCGTGGTCGGGGATGCCCCGATAGTGTATTTCTCGATCTTGTTCACGTTCACCACGTAGCCCGCCGTGTGGCCCGAGCAGACGGCGGTTGCGGCAACGGCGTCCGACGTTGCCACTGCGGTCTGGGTGGCGGTCGCGAGGTCCGCACTGTCCGAGATTGCGGTGAGCGCGCCAGCCGCCGACAGGGAGAGCAGTTTGGTGGTGGTGTAGTCGGAGACCATGACGATCTTCTTCGGTGCGCCCAGCGTGCCCGAGGTGGTCTGGGGGGAGAGCGTCACCTGGCCGGCCACCGACCCGGCCAGCCCCGAGGATGTCGCACAGCGGTCCAGTACCGTGTCGCCCTCGGCGACCTCGTAGTAGGTGGTCCCGGCCCCGTGGTGGAACGAGAGCTGGGTGCGCTGCCACCAGCCGGTGAGCGACTGCCCGCTGACGGTGGGCGTCGTGTCGAGCTGGTCTTTCTGGAACTGTGCTGTCGCCCTTTTGTAGGGGGACGTGAAGTACGGCTGCGACCGGAACGGCTTGGGCGGGGCGATGCGGAAGGGGAGTCCGCCGATCTCGAAGTCGATCTTCTCCCCGGTGTTCAGCGCGACGAACACGCCGAGCCCGGAGCGGGTGGAAATCTCCCCCTGGGGCCGCCCCGTCAGGCTGGTGGTTGCCACTAGACGGCGCCGATCATGGCAATCTGGAGAGTGTTGTAGGTGGCGGCGGTGGAGAGCGGTTGAGCGCCGGTCGAGGTCTGGAACGCCTGAATGTCAACGATGTCGCCCGCCGCAAGCTGGACGATGGCGTGGAACGGAACGGAGATAGGGCTTGCAGCGCCTGTGACGACACCCTCGCACTCGAAGACCGCCACGGAGTTCACCCTGATCCGCGCCTCATACCGCCCGGGCGAGCTGGTGCCGGCGTAGGTGATAACTCCGACCACCAGATAGAAGGCGGCCGGAACCCCGGCGCTGATCGTGAACTGACCAGCCGTCATCGTGCCGCCCGTGGCTGTCCCGATGACCGTCCAGGGAACCGTAACGGACGTGCTGGCCGCGATGGTGGTCCCCGCCGTGTTTGTCCAGTTCCCGTAGCACTTGCAGGGCGGGGGCGTGTTGGTCTGAGACGACAGGTTCTTGTTCGTCAACGTCTGGGTGTCCGTGGTGCCCACGACCGCGCCGACCGTCCCATGCGCAGCCGTCAAGGCGACGTGGGCGTTCAGCGACGCCGTGGTGGCAAGGGTGCCCGGGAAGGTGTTGGTGCCGGCGGTCAGATCCTTGTTGGTGAGGGTCTGCACCTGCGTGGTGCCGACGATGTTTCCGGTCACTCCGTGCGTGTTGGTCAGCCCGGCGTGCGTCGACAGCTCTGCGTCGGTCGCAAGCGCGCTGGGGAATATGTTGGTCGGATCGGTCAGGTCCTTGTTGGTCAAAGCCTGTGCCTGCGTGGTGCCGACAACACTGCCGGTCGTGCCGTGAACCGCAGACGTCGCCGCCTCATGCAGCCGGGAGTTGCGGAAGTCGATGGCCGCGTGGACGTGGCGCACCACGGCGCCCGCGGAGTGGGTGACGCCCGTCGTCGAGTCGTAGGCGCGCGTGACCGTCAGCGTCAGGCCGGAAACCCCGGTAACGGAGACGAGCTCCTCGCTGCCCGTTCCCGGGTCGAGTGCCAGGGTGAACGGCGTCGCCACCGGGAACCCGGTCGTGGCCGCCACCGCGATCGACGTGCTGGACGCGGTGATGCCGCCGGTCAGACTCGTGTCGAGCGCGGTGGAGGAGTATTGGTTAGGCATCTATCGAGACCTCGAGACGGTTACGGGGGTGACCCTGCGGAGGCGCTGACGTTCCTTCTCGAGCTCCATCTGGAACAACTGCGAGAACTGGATCGAAAGCTTGGCCGCGCTGCCAAGCGCGTTCACTGCGGCATCCATGTCCGCGGCAGCAGTGTCGACCGGCAGGCGGGCGGTGTCCATGAACGCGGTCAGGTTTGCCATTGCGCCCAGGATGAGAGCCAGCTTCGCGGACTCTTGCAGGCCGGTGCTGACGAGAGTGTCACTATCGGCCGAAAGGCTGGACGGCTTCTTCGTGTAGGTGATCCACACCGTGCGGCCCGGGATGACCGACTCCTGCAATGTGATGATGTTGGCCGTCGTGTACTCACCCACCGGGGCAGTGCGGATCAGGTCGTAGTGCCGGACGATCTGCTGGTTCTTGCTTGAGCCGAGGGTGTCGGCGGTCACCGCCAGGATTGACTCGACGTCGGCAGGAAGGTTGTAGGTGGACTGGGACGGGTTGAAGACGAACGACGTGGTGCCCTTGCCGAACAGCGTCGGGTAGGTCTGGTCGATGGTCTCGTTGATCGCGGCCCTGATCGTGGTCCGCGGCCAGGTGGGCGCGAAGGTGACCCGGGTGCCGCTCGCATGAGAGGCGGCTGCCGTGGACGCCCAGCCCCTACCGTCCGGGGCGATGAGCAGGTTGCTCCCGCTGTCGTCGGCCTGGTCGATGAAGACCATCTCGTTCTCGATCTCGGCAATACCCTGGCCGAAGGACGCGGTGGAGGAGACGGGGAACGTCAGGTCGCCAGCGGCGACCCCGGCGGACAGGAAGGTGGCCCGAGGCTGGACGAAACCGTAGCCCTGAAGCTTCAGGGCGATCTCGTCGACAAGCTGCTTGAAGGTAGTCATCCCTGGAATGCCACCCCGGTCTTATTGCTCATGTGAAC